ATGTTTGCAGGAAGAAAATATAGACCTGAATATACAATAGCACTTTTAAATGGACAAGACGAATACCCGGAGATAGAAAAAGAATATGATGAACTTTGTATGCATTAAGTGGGGCGACAAATATGAACCTCACTATGTAAATAATCTCTATAATATGGTTAAGAAAAACTATACGAAAAATTTTACGTTTACATGTTTTACAGATGAACCAGAAGGATTAAAATGTGATACAAAACCTATTCCAGACGTAGAACCTTTGCATCCTAAATATTGGTTTGGTAAAGAAGGTTGGTGTTGGGATAGAGCAAAATTTTTAGTATTCAATTCACATAATTGGTTAGGCTATGATGACAAATGGTGTTACTTTGATTTAGATGTAATAATACATGGTAATATAAATGACTTGTATGAACTAGCTTTGAAACCTAGACTAATATATTCTAAGTGGGACAATCCTAATAATATACATGATAGGTTGTTTATAGATATCAGAGGAACACAATTTAATTCTAGTATGATGTGTTGGAACAAAGATCAATGTGAGGAAATATTCTGGGAAGCAATACAAGAAGAGCAACAGATATTTAGAACATTTTATAAGGGCACAGATAATTATCATTTTTGGAGACGTAGAAAGTTCTGGACTAACATTCCACACGATTGGGCGTATAGTTTTAACAGAGGCAAGTCACATCCTGATGATTTAGAAACACATAAATATAGAAAAGAATGTAAAATTTGTTTGTTTAACGTAGACAATACGCCAAACAATAAAGGACAAATTAAAATTGATGAATTACAAAATGAAGAACTTTTGAGAATATGGCATGATAATCCTAGTAGCAAATCTGCTTGACAACAATTATAGTCAGACACAAGTCAATGCGTTATATACGCAGGCTAAGAAGCAAATAGAAGACCCTTTCGAGTTCTGGGTATTTACTACTGAAGAGGAATGTATGAATGAACAAAAGAACAAAGGATATTTAGACGATATATTGTTCCACGTTCCGAAGTATGGAGAGGATTGGATTGAAATAGATCTAATGGAGAAAACAAAGAAGGGCGACACTCTATTACTAATTACGCCTAACACTTTACTTAATAATATATCCGTCATAGAGACTTATAAGACCAACAAGAAGCATAGACTGTCAGACGGTAATCTTTGTTATTTAATTTTCCATAATAACAAAGTTGGCGAGCTATTAAAAGAATGGGAAGAAAGAGAAGACGAATTATTATATGAATATGATGCTTTCCATAATTGGAATATGTTTCCAATATCCGATATGCCTTTCCTACAAGACTCTACATCAGAGTATCCAGAAAAATTAGAAGGCGATATTATTGCATTGCCTGATTGGTATGATGACTTTACAGAAGAACAAATAGATCTAATGTATAATAAGGAAACAGACTTATATCCTTACTTACCTGAAAGAGTAGAAATATGTTTAACAAGAGAGGAAACAGAATATCAGGAAGAGGAGTTTCTAGATAAAGAATTAATAAAAGATACATTTAATTCTGAATATCTACTTAAAGCAAAAATGAAAAGAATTAAATTTGTTAATGATGTTGGAGACCCTATTTTAAATCCTGAACTTGTAGAAATATCTCATTACTTTATGTCCGATTGGGGCATAGGTGTAGACATGATAACTGAAGGTAATAAGCATGATGTGTTGTGGTGGAAAAATATAGGTGTTATGTTCGCAGATTCAGGCAACATAACTTTCAATATAAACACAGGTAATCCAGATAAAAGAATATTAGAACATGCTACGGCTCTAGTAGAAGTAGGTTGTAGAGTGTTTTGGAGTTATACACATACTAATCAATTAGACAACGATATACAACAAGCAAAGAAACTATGTAAACAATACAAGTTCTCAGGTTTTGTTTATGATAATAAAGTCCCAGAAGAGAAAACACCTAAGAAGAAAAAGGTGAAACAAGAACTTCCAGACTATAAACTAATCGAATTGGAGACTCTAGAAACGAGGAAACAAGACGACATATATAAAGAGAGAAAAATAAAATTTTATCCACACGTTAAATGCGAGGGTAAAGTAAACAACCAATTTTATTTGGATGCAACAGGTCATGTGTTTCCTAGTAAACATATAGCAGCTACAGTTTTAGCAGCTTTTAATAGTCCTGAACATGTTACAAAAATTTTATATGATTGGGAGAAAAACAATATAAATAATTTTTCGCTAGAGGATATTTTTAGCAATGATTTTTATAAAGGATATTTTAACAATCTATTAAAGTTAAATCCAAGTATTATACACAATGAATTAGGTGGAAAATGTTAAAAATAAACACAGGGATCATTATAAAAGGCAAGTTTGAGAAACATGATTCCTATATACAACAAATAAAAGAGTCCAGCTTCACAACATTAATCGTAGAGGCACCTGTAGGTTCCGAATACGATACCAAATGTATGGAGTTAGTATCAGAGTTAGCGTCAGAAGGATTTGCATACGGCGAGAAATATGTTATTGCCAGAGGTCCTAAATGAGAGTTAATGTAGTCTGTAGTAAATGGGGAGATAGATATGGTCCACACTTTGTCAATCGTCTTAAGAATATGGCTCGTCGCCATACTGACCCTAAACATGATTTCCATTTTTACTGCTATACAGATGACGCCGAAGGGCTTGACGAAGACATTAATGTTATACCATTTCCCGATATCGATACCATACATCCTAAGTATTGGTTCAGGACTGACGACTTTAAGTATGGCATGGCTAGATGTTGGGACAGACCTAAAACAATGGTCTTCAATACTCACAATTTTGCAGCAGATAAGCCGACGGGACGCTTTATCTTCTTTGATCTGGACGTAATAATACAGAACGATATAGAGCCTTTACTTACCTATAATATGGAAAGACCAACTAAATTAAGAAGTTGGTGGCAAGACCCGCGCCCGATGAAGAGTCGGAGATTTAAATTAGCACACGGAGCATATACAAATGGCAGTTGCCAAGTATGGTCCGACGATCAAGCAGAATGTATATGGGAAGATGTTCTAAAATATAAAGATAAGATTTGGTTCACATATACAGACGGAACAGACAATTATCATAGTTGGAGATGGGGAGATTTCGGAAAGAAACTCTGGGATCATTTCCCATCTGATTATGCTTATTCTTACAATAGAGGAAGAAGCTGGGACGACGATGATTTAGAAACAGAAATATACAGGGAGACACCAATCCTCTGTGTATTCAATGTAGACTTGTTACCATTCGATGATGGAACAAGAGGACAAGTTAAACAAAATGAATTGGTAGACCCGAGGTTATTAGCACATTGGCAATAAACGTTTATACAGTTAAGTGGGGCAGTAAATATTCTGCCAAACATGTAAACAAGATATTAGAATCTTGTAAGGAGTTTATGTCTGATGATTTTAAATTTTATTGTTTAACTGAGAATCCAAAAGGATTAGAGGAAGAAGTAAATGTCATTCCATTACCTAAGAATAATACCTTAGAGAAGTGGTGGAACAAAATGTATCTATTTGATGATAATGTTGTAAGACAAAAAGGAGAGAATTTATTCTTTGACTTGGATATTATTATACAAAAGAACATAGATGATATTGTAAACTTTGACCCTGAAGATTGTTTATGTTTTGGCCAAACACATTGGCACGATTTAGAAACACAAGCAAAAGAAACAGAACATGTTCCTCATAGATATACAGATTTAAATTCTAGTATTCTAAGATGGAATGATAACTTAGATAAAGAGAACATAACTCTTTATTTTAAATCACACAAAGAAAAAATATTATGGTATTACAGAGGTATAGATAACTTCTTTATGCACAAAGGAGTAGCAAGAATAAAATACTTTCCTATAGGTTGGTTCTATTCTTATAACCAAGGTTATATCTATCCTCATGATGTGGAAAAACATGTCTTTAGACAGATACCATATGTTTGTTTATTTGATTCAATGGGAAGAAAAGAAGATGTTAAATTTTAATTTTTTAAATAATATGAGGCATTGGGGCGACGGACTTGCTAAGGTTGAGCATGAAATGAAACACAAGCACGACGACTTTAGACAAGCTCTAAATCCTAATACTATGGAAGCTGCCATATGGTTAGTAGAGGAACTGAAAAAGACTCTAGAAGAAAACTATATGAAAGAAGAACAATATAATATTCTTGTGCTTAATAGCTGGTTAGGAATTCCACTTGTCCCTTTACTATGCGAAAATCTATCGGTGGGCGAATTGCACCTAGTAGACATCGATAATGAAGCCTTAGAACTCTCTAAGGTGTTTAATAAGCACTATATAGCAGAAGAATATATAAAGGTTAATCACTGGAATTTAGATATTCCATTTGCCTTTGATGAGTTAAATCAACTCAAGGTTGATATAGTTATTACAATGGGAGCAGAACAGATGTATCCATTGAAAGAACTAAGAACTGCTAATAAGCATGCAATATTTGCCGTGCAAAACTCTAATGTAATTGAAGAGATGTATGGTATTAATTGTGTTGATAGTGAGAAAGCATTAATAGAAAATGCAGGACTTAAGAATACATTCTATACAGGAAAACAAAAACAATTCTATTATGATTGGAATGGTAAAGTCTATTTTGATAGGTTTATGGCAATTGGTAACAAGTAATAAATTAAAAAGAGCTTTACACGAAGCAACAGTTGACACCGTAATAGGTGCAATAATAATGTTCCCATTGAGTGTTGCTATTATTAAAGCTTGTATTGACTATGCAGAAACGTCAGCCGAGATGGCTGCGTTTATTAATTTTCTAGGATTGACTGGTATTGCTATTGTGAGAAAAGCTTTAGTCAGATTAAGATTTGAGAATAAGTATTCTAAAAATTAATATGCCACATTACAAAATCTGCAAATATAAAAAGTGCAAGATATATAATAACGAAAGCAATAATTAATTTAAACAT